CTTTTATAGTACTCCTGCTCTTGGAAAGTAGGGTTATTCTCCATCTATGTAGATATTATATAAAAAATTAATCAAATTTCTTCAGTTGATTTTATTTCCAGAAGCTCCCACACCCTTTGTAGTATCTTAGGGTCCGCGGTTAAACCACGTCTATATTTATAATCCAACACTAAAGATGACATAACACTGTGTTTTTTAAAATATTCTTCAGTGTACGCATCAAACTGATGTTTAGTCATTCCGCAGTGTGTAGACATTTTATCATAGTGTTTTCAAAAGTTTTAATCTAATCCAGGCAGGCCAGATTTCATAGCAGCTTCTAATGCTTTATCTTTGGTCTTACTTTTAGTAGGATCTTCACCAGGTCGAATAACATTCACGGATTCAGGTCTTTCGGATTCACTGTGGAACACTCCTGATTCCATTTCGACACCACCTCCGCGACCCAAGTGATCAGGTACCTTGTTTTTGATAATATGTACTCCAACTTCAACGGCTTCCTTGGGTAAATCATCGATGGGTTCTTCCAGAGGAGGCAATTCCTCCTCTTTGATGGGGCCTTCAACATGTTCCACCCCGTATGAGCCCAGTGCGGTTGGATATTCTCTCTTGAATACTTCGAAACTAGAATCATCAGGGCCTTCCTTATCAATGTTCTCTTTCTTCTTGACTTGCACGCGCTTTTTCATCATGTCCCGCCCGAGCTTGGCCTCTTCTTCGATGTTGCGCAGAATCTTCTCCAAAATGATCGTTTGGTCATTATTGTAGTTAACTCGGTCACGATTATCTTTGAATGACTGCATGAAAGTCCAATTCCAAGCCTTGCATACTCGAGCATCAGTCGGAAGCTGATCAGCATGTTTGCGAACATACTTTTGAGCTTCTTCGGGAGTTTCAAAATGCACACCATAAGGCATAATACACCAATCCAGATAAGGCTTGTGGCAGAATTTGTCAACAGTTACCTGCCTAAGCGCATCATAGTTGACATCCATATAATACTTCCACCTGTGGAAGGTATCCAAAGGGGGAGTTTTTTCCACAGCATGTTTTACGGCTTCGGGTCCGGAGGGCTCTTTGCGGCTGGGATCCCCTTCCCGATCATTCTCTGCCGATTTAACATGAATATTCGGGTTAAATTCCAGATAATGGCTCAAGAACTTGTAAATATGCTCTTTCACATACGTACGTTCTTCATCAATCAAGGTTTGTTGCTTTTCTTTGGCCAACTGTTTACGGGTCTTGATAATAGGAGCTTCCGACTCTTCCCCCTCTATAGTGGCTTCTTTACCCTTTCCCTCTGCTGCTGAAGTTCCTTCAGTGCCTGTGGGTTCTGGTATTTTTTCCATTAGTTCTTCAACAGAAGGTACTTCGAGCTTATCTTCGTCGATTTCATGTTCTTCGAGCATTTTGAAGATAAAACCAGTTAATCCTGTCATAAGCTCCCGTCTCAAATATGATTCTTTTAAGTTAGTAACAGAAACACACATGTACCTATCAGCCCCTTCCTGAATAGGCTTTTGATAGGGATTGGCCTTCTTATAGAGCTGCCCCATATTTTCTTGGTTTAGTTGAAGCGCAACCTCCGGAAAAGCATTCAACAATTCCCACTTTTCGTCATCACTGAGCATCACAAAAAGTTGGTTGATGACTTCATCTTTAATACCATATCGTTGTATCCAGGCCAGTCGTTTGGCCTTGGGGAGAGCTCGACCTCGCTTGAGCAAAGTTTCGTAGAAGCTTTTAAATTTCTTCTCAACACTCATTTTTTAGTATCAGAATAGTAATTGTTTAGTTTATAAATGAGTGTAGAAGACACCCATAATGTAATAAATAAGAAATTCTCTCTGCTTCTGGAATTTGCCAAATCAACTGCGCTAGAAGCAGAAGTAGCTGATTTAGAAGACTGCTACAATAGAGAAATATCACCCATTTTGGATAGTTATTATAACGATAAGCCTGAAGCATGTACTTTGTATAATAACTTCATTATGTCCGCTAACATACGTAATCGCATAGAAAACATTTTGCAAAGAATGCAGATACAAGGAATTATAACTGATGAGCAGCTGGAAAGAGTAAATGAAATGAAAATTCCTAAACCCAGACTTTGCTGTCCCGAATTGGATATTTGTGAGCATTGTCGGGGAAAAATGACTCCTTGTGACGATTCATCAGCAATGCACTGTGGTAAATGCGGGCGCACAACAATCTTATATGGAACCGTATTCGAAGATGTTCCTTGCTATACTCAGGAAGGACAAAGATCGCGCCATGGCTCTTATGATCCCGGTCAGCATTGTCGCAATTGGTTAGACAAAACTCAAGCTAAAAGCCGCAAAATAGTACCTGAAAAGGTCATAGATCACATCAAGGAACTAGCTGTTCGGGATTATACTGATATTAATTTCTTGGGCGATCCATATTTGCGATCTATGCGGTATATGCGTTGCTCCGAAATAAGAGGCTGGTTAAAAGAGGCCAAATTATCGGCTTATAATGACTTTGCTCCGCAGATAAGAAAACGTATTAATGGAGTAACTCCGCACCAACTCACCGCTGATGATGAAGATATGGTGCTTATGCGGTTTTCAAAGGCTTTGCATGTATTTGAGAATAAGATCAAACATGAATTTGATTGCAAGAATTGGTTGTATTATCCATATGGTCTGTTTAAAACAATTGAAATGTCGTTTTCACCCGGATCTCCTCAATATTCTCTTCTGGAATGCATACATTTACAAAGCTGGGAAACAGTTACAAAAAATGATCGTATCTGGAAGCGCATTTGTGAGGAAATTCCTGAATTCTGCCGCAAATATATTGCAACTAATCCCAATATTGTGGAGGAGTCATTCTAACCGCTGCGCGAGTGCTTTCAAGAGATCAACGCATCTGCGATAAAAGCTGTGATAACCAGGCCCGATTGTACTAGAACTGCAGTTTTCCCATGAGACCATCCATCAGCAAGGGCTTGGACATTCATCCAGGCAGCTAGGATTAGTATTAGAAATAGAATCAACACATATCTATTCGCGTACATTTTCCTTTATAGTAGAGTGCTTTTTTTGTTCCTCAGGCCAAATTAGGAGCACTAAAGCTAGTATAAGAAATGTAACTATAACTCCCGCGAATGCATCTGCTATGGTGCCCTTTTGAGTAGGTGCATATCTATCTATTATTAGCACAACAAAATCTCGAATAGATAAAGCTGAAGCTAGGGCTGCACCGGCTACTATTGCGGTTTTAACTTTACTACCGACACTATTCATTATATTTCATAAATTGTTATATTTATGACCTAAAAAATCTTTGGGAAGTCTTTCTGTTCGAGTTGGATGAACTCTGAAGTGAAAGGCATTTTAACTAAAGCTTTATCATTTTTATAAATAATGGTGCTTTTTCGTTGTACAGTTCATCACGCTTCACCAGCAAACACCCCACATCCACATTATCCGGTCACTGTGGGAACAGTTCTATCTAGAGAAGAAGAGAAATTTATCATTTTACAATGTCGTTTCAGACACAGCAATCCTGACACAGCCTTTTTACTCAAAGATTTGAAGATCGGAGGAGCAGTTTCCTTTTGTCACAACGTGGATAGTATAACCACATTCAACATGATTGAGTTGGAACCGATTGATCCTGTTAAGTCCACCAAAGGTAAGGGCGTTTGTCGGTATGTATATAACCCAGATGATGCTTTTGATGTGAAATATCACTTTGGTAAAGTGGGAGAAAGCCTAGCTTTGGAGTGGATAACTATGGCTATTCCAAAAAGTCAATATGAAGAAAACATGACCAATTTCCAAAAATACTATGGAGTGACTTTGGAATGAAACATTATTTTACGAAAATATTGGGTTTCTCCGGAACAATGCAGGTTATATAAGGAAATATGCACTTTTTGTGAATTCGAAATGGCTGGGAAACGCATTAAATCTCTGAATTTCTGGTAAAATAAATTCTATCTAATTACAAAGATAATATAATTTGTTATTTTATTTTTTTCTGACCCTGAGTATAACAGAACAAACATGTCAACAGGAGGTATCTTCCAGCTTATCACTAATGACGGTAAACAAGACCGAATGCTGATGGCCAGTCAGCTTCTTATGACTCGTCTTGTAGAAATCAGGCGTATGCGTGCTGCTGCTGGGGTTAGGGATCCTACCCCTACCCTCGTAGACATTGAACGAACTCACGTTCTGTTCATGAATGCGCATTTTAAGCCTTTCGCGGCCATTGGCTACGAATACAACAAGACCCGCGTCCAATCTGGAACTGCCAGCTTCGGTAGCACCATTCAGTTCAGCATTCCTCAATTCGGTGACTTCTTCCACGATATGGTGATTCAATTCAAGATCACCAAGGGTGTTGCATCTGGTGCTACCTATGCTGACCGATGGCAGTGGGCTGATTTCCTCGGGGAGCGTCTTTGCAAGAAGACCAAATTCTCCGTCAATGGAAACCCTCTTGATGAGTATGATTCGACCGCCATGAAATACCACGAGACTTACTACGTGACTCCTAACAAGAGGACCGGATGGAACAGGCTCGTTGGACAAGAACAGTGCAAGGAAGGATCTCTTTCCCTTCCATCTACCGCCCCCGTTAACTCTCTCTGCGGAGCTGACCAGGTTGTACATATTGATGAGAGTGTTGATGATCCCGCATCTGATCCTGCTGGAGTTGGCGCTTCTCCTGATTTGAGACAGTGTGTGAGTTACAAGAATGGTCTTCAAACCGCCAAGAGAACTCATGAAGGTTTCGAACTCTGGGTGCCTCTGCTCTTCTGGTTCAACAAGGACCCTCGTCTTGCAATCCCATCTGTTTCCATTCCTTATGGACAGCGATTCATTGATGTTGAGCTCGAGACTCTTGCCAATTTGGCTCGTACCTCTTACGATCCCGTCCTTGGGGACATCTCCACCGGCTCTTCTGGTAGCGCAGTAACCTGGGCTACCACCCCCACCATCTCTGATGCTACTCTGTACATCAACAACATCTTCGTGAACCCTGAGATTCACGATATCTTCATCAAGCGAATTGGTTTCAACTTGATCCGTGTTCACAGGATCCAGACCAATAGACTGAATAAGTCTTCCGACGAAGTGTTGCTCAACCAGCTCAAATGGCCCGTTGAGACCATCTATGCGGGTATTCGACCTTCTGAAAATAACCGACTCCAAACTGGAACTGCCAACAATGTAATGGAGAACTGGCACAGATTCGCTGGTATTGATGATTCCCGCAGAGTTAAGGCCTCTGTTTGTGGAAACCCCCTTGTTGAGGCCCGTACTCTTGATGTTGGAGCAGTCACTGATGCTGCTGCTGATGCACCTCTCCAGGTTACTATCGTCCAGGCCGGTACTGCTGGCCTTAATGAGATTACCCGTGTACAGGTTGCCGCTGCATCTGCACTTGCTCAATCCGGAACTGGTACTACCCTCACTCTTCGCCGAGCTGATGACACTGACGTTGGATTCTACTTCAATGTTGATGGTAACAACACTGCACCTGGTGCAACTGTTGATGTTGCCGTTGATGTCTCTGCTAACGATGATGTTGGTGCCGTTGCCGCCGCTCTTGCTGCTGCTATTGCTTCCGATCAGTTCACCTCTCTCTTGGCTGAGGATGCTACTACTTCTTGCTCCTATGCACGATTCAAGGAGTGCTTCCCAGTTGTGGATTCCCTATCTATCAATGCTCACGGTATCCCCATCTACAACGATATTCCCCACCAATTCTTCAACTCGTACACCTCGTACACCTACGGAGGGCACCACATCAACACCCCTGAGGATTGTGGAACCCAGATGATCACCTTCAATCTGTACCCGGGCTCTTACCAGCCTTCCGGTCACATCAATATCTCCCGTGCACGTGAGTTCTACTACAAGTACAGCTCTGCTAAGGTGCCTGTTGCCAACAGTGCATCTGCTTCTGGAGATTGCCGAATTGGACCTCTTGGAGGTGCTTCTGCGCGAAACACTGGAGACGACTGGGTCAGCTCTAGCAATACTGCTGATCTGTTGATCGTGGCGATCAGTATCAACTTCTTGTTGATCTCTGACGGTTCTGCTGTCTTGAGGTACAGTACATAAATCCGCTTCGCAAAAAAACAAACTATATACTCCCAAAACCGCCAAGGCAGATTGGAAAATCACTTTTTTGCCAATTCAACTACATCTATAGGGGTTAATTTAAACTCCTTTACAAAGCCGTCATAGTATAGATGAATAACACTCAAATAACTGGGCGGAACTAACTCACGACACCAATTGAGTACTTTTAATAGATGTTTCCTACGCTCATTATCCGAAGGATCGTATTTGACACCATCTTTAGTATATTGATCAGGGTTGAATCTGATAAAGATAGTAGGCAATCCAAGAGATTGACTTATTTCAACCATACGATTTAGATCACACACATAAGGTTTATCTTTATGTTGATCTTCGTCCACTTCCACTATTGTAAAATGTGTGGGATTCTCAAATAAGAAGTCAGGTCGATACCGATGTCCAAAGCATTTATGAAAATCTGGATCCGAGCGATCATGTCTAAACAGATTATTATGATCAGATCCAAGAAGCCACCTCTTGACCTTTTCTTCATGGGCTTTCATGCGAAATTTAAAATGTTCTCCCGGATCATACATACGACATAATCCTTTGTCATTCAAAACATCTATTTTGAGACAGAGTTCGAAATGATTATTCTTACGTTTATCAGTATGGTCTGCGCAATATTTTTGCTTTCGTATTCTGGTACCATGAGTGGCGAATTCTTCACAATCTGAATGTTTACATTTGCGAGTTGGAAACATTAACATATTAGGTTCAATACAGTCCATAATATATTAAGAAAAGTTATGTTTTTTCATATTAAAGATTGAGAGTCTGAAAATATATGCTTAAAATAAGTCAAGCTGCCAAATATTTGGGTGTCCATCCAGATACTCTAAGAAAGTGGGAAAGACAAGGTAAGATTACCCCTTCCAGAACTGTGCACGGCCAGAGAAGATA